CAGAAGTTACTACGTACTAACCCAAAGACCAAGCAAGTTTGGCTAAAGACAAAGGGTGCTAAGGAAGAAGCGTCAGGTTATGCCTACGAAATCCTTAAGTCATTCGGATTGATGGCATAATGGCTAGATTACCAATGGATGATTCAGACGCTAGAATGTCTTCTAGGTCTAGAGTAGCAACACCTGCAGCAACCCCTTCAACAACTCCTGCACAAGCACCTTCATATAATCCTTTAAGCGGAATGGTTGCTAAGCCAGCACAAACAACTGTCTCATATAACCCTTTAACTGGATTGACTGTACAGCCAAACCAGCCAAATGTTCCCTATAATCCTTTGACTGGAAAAGTAGATACTCCACCTACTTTAGATACTAAAAAAACCGATGATACAAAAAAGACTGATACTTCTATACCAGCAATGAACGATAGAAGCCAAGAACCACGCCCACCTCAAAAGGGTTATCGTTGGCGTTGGGTTTCAATGGCTAAAGTCAATAACCCATATGGTGGTGAATGGCGTGAAGAGTGGGCTGGTGGAGTACAGGATGGTGACGGAAACACTGGTGGTGGAGATTCTGATGCAACACTTATTAGTACAGAAACAGATGAGTTTGGAAACGTAGTTGGTTTTTATTCAGACGGCACATCTAAGATTCTAGTTAAGTCTGGTCGTACTACAAAGACAACTGTAGATGAAGATGCATATTCTCTTCTTGAAAAAACATTTAAAGACTATGGTCTAGATGAACTTATACCAGTAATCAAAGGTTACATGGATAGAAACCTTGGTGCTAATCAGGCTGCACTTGAATTGCGTAAAGAACCAGCATATCAACAGCGCTTTAAGGGTAATGAAACCCGTCGCGCTACAGGACTTAATGTTCTTTCTGAGGCAGAATACTTAGCCTTAGAAGATTCATACTCACAAACCCTACGTGCTTATGGTTTGCAGAATTACTTTGGTGCAGATGCCAAGTCAAAACAAAAGGCTATGGGCGACATTATTGGTAATGATATATCTGCAACTGAATTTAAAGATAGAATTGATACTGTAGTTACTAGAGTTTCAAACTCCGACCCATCAATTAAGTCAACATTGCGTTCATTCTATAACATTACTGATGAAGATATTGTTTCATACTTTCTTAATCCAAAGGATAACCTACCTAAGTTACAGGAGAAGGTTACATCTGCTGAGATTGGTGCAGCAGCAACAGCACAGGGTCTTGCGACCAGTGCTGCAGCAGCAACTGCACTAGCACAGTTTGGTGTTACACAAGAACAAGCGCGTGAAGGTTATCAGGCTGTTGGTGCAATACTGCCTACAGCAACTAAACTCGGTGATATTTACGGAGACCGATACACACAAGCAACCGCTGAAGAAGAAGTATTTAGAGGAACTGCATCTGCGCAGCGTAAGCGCCAGCGTTTAGCAGCCCTTGAAGAAGCACAGTTTGGTGGTGCTGCAGGACGACTACGCAGTGGTAAGACAACAGGCAACCAAGGCGCATTTTAAAATCCCTAGACGGACCGACTAGCCCCGTCAGGCGTAAAAGACTAGGAGTAGAAGCCAGCCAGTTTCCCCGAACTGTAACTGTGGTCTGCGAAACTAACAACGATAGAAGGGTGAGGTTGCTATGAGCAACAACAACAACTGGGATAATGACGACGACCTAGATATGTATAACGAAGTCAATCAAGACGAAACGAATGGTATTAAAGACCTTCGTAGAGCCAAGAAAGCGGACGAAAAACGTATCAAAGAACTCACAGAAAAGTTGGAAATGTTTGAACGCCAACAGCGTGAGACTACAGTTAAGTCAGTCCTAGAATCTAAGGGAGTCAACTCCAAGGCTGCCCGTCTAATCCTTAAGGATTTAGATGAAGTCAACGAAGAGTCAGTTAATACTTGGCTCCGCGAAAATGGAGATATTGTCGGGTACACCGAACCAGTAGAAGAAGAGGCTAAGCCAAACGTGCGCGAGTTTACTCGCCAAGATGGTGCAACTCAATTTGCTGCGACTCCCGACGTTTCAGATGAATATGTTGATATGTTACAAAACTATGACGGACACTCTGAAGAGGAATTACTATCCATAATCCAGAGCATCTCTAACAAGATGCAATAACCCAGAAAGAAGGTATCGGCAAATGGCTGATAACTTTACAACTTCAACCTCTGGTTTAGGTTCCAATCTTGTAACTTTGGCATACGATAAGTTGATTGAACTCAACCTTCGTTCAGTGCCACAGTTCCGCGCAATCGCGGACAAGAAAATTGGAAGCCCAACCCACGACGGTTCTTCAATCCGTTTCCAGTTTCACAATGATATTGCTGACACCACAATTGCTGGTGCAACACTATCTGAAACTGTAGACCCAGATGCAGTCGCACTACCAGCAACTACAACACTAGATGTCGCACAGACAGAACTAGGTCGCGTAGTGCTCCCAACACGCAAGTTGTCACTTATGTCACTTGCAGATGTTGACCCATGGATTGCTAACGCAGTCGCATTCAACATGGCAACAACACTAGACAATGGTGTTGCTGCTGTTCTTGATGCAGGTACAAACGTCATCCGCGAATCCGCTGGTGCACTTTCAACAACTGCTGCTAAGTCAACAATCGTAGCATCAGACACATTTAAGGGACGCGACGTTCGTTACGCTGTAACAAAGTTGCGTGCTTCAAACGTTGTTCCACGCGGCGGAATGTATGTTTCATACATCCACCCAGAAGTCTCACACGACCTTCGTACAGAGACAGGTAACAACATCTGGCGTACACCACACGAGTACCAGAATGCTGGTCCACTATTCGCTGGTGAACTAGGCGCATGGGAAGGTGTTCGTTTTATCGAGACACCACGCATGACTAACTCAATCTCAGGTGGTGCTCTAACAGCACTTGCTACTGCTCCTGCAGTAAGCGGTGTTTCAGGCGCATTCACAATCGTCGTTGCAAACGGCGCATTCGGTGGTCTTGCTGAGGTAGGAGATGCAATCTCTGGTACTAACGTAGGTACTGATGCTTTGATTACAGCAATTTCAGTTGGTACAACAAACACAACACTTACAGTGTCTGTTGCTAACTCAGGAACTGTTGGAACAAACACACTTACAGTTACTCCAAAGGCACGTGTTTACAACACTTACGTACTCGGACAGCAAGCACTTGCTGAAGCAGTATGGAAGGAACCAGGCATTGAGTTTGGTAACGTTGTAGATAAGTTGAACCGCTTCCGCCCAGTCGGCTGGCACGGTATCATCAACTGGTCAATCTATCGTCAAGAGGCGCTATACCGCATCGAGACTGCTTCATCAGTTCGTCCATAATCTAAGTATTTAGATTGGTGGGGCAGAAGGAAACTTCTGCCCTATCCATAAAACGGCTTAGGAGGCTACATGGCATACAGATTTACAACACCTACAATCAGCGAAGGACCTGCTGCTGAAGGGCGTTTATTCAGTCGCTATAGGCTCGTGCGTGGCGTAACAGTACTTAAGATAGAGGGAGAGTATTACGAAATTCGATTCCCTTCCTCAGAAGAAATTGCAGATGCAGATGTTGCGTATATCGGGGGATATTCGTATGAAGTCAGCCTAGGAGAAAAGACAGACCTTGAGGCTGCAGGATACACAGTGGAGACAATATGAAACACAGAGAGAAACATCCAGAAGATGTTGAAGATTGTTTTGGTTGCAAGATACTTGGACTTCAAATGAACCCAGGAGATGCTTCTTCACAGAAACAAACCAGCAATAAGAAATGGGACGGCGAGTTAAACGCTTATCGTGAAGCACGTGCCCAAGGTATTCAACCTGCTGGGACAAGTATGGCAAAGATTCAGGAAGCACGTCGTGCCTCTGATGTCATGGGCAAAGCATTTGATGCTAATACCATGGGTAGTAGTGAAATAATCCAAAATAAAACAGTATCTAAACTCAAAGAAGTAGGAGTAATATAATGCCAATGTTCGGAGCCAAGAAGTTTGATTACACACCAGCAGGTATGAAGGCTGCAAAAGAATATGCCAAGAAGACTGGTAAGAAGATGACAGTCAAGAAGGCTGCTAAGAAGGCTATGCCTAAGAAGATGGGCAAGAAGAAGTAATGATGAAAAAGAAGCCTACAAAAATGACACGCGCTACAAAGCGCGGTACTCCAGTTCCTATGCCTAAAATGCCAAGCAAGGGACCAACAGCAAGAATTGCTGAACGGGCTACTATGCCTAAGCCAAAGCCTAAAGTAACTAAGAAGCCAAGCAAGCCAGTCACGGAACGTCAATTGCTTGACGTAAAGAACATGACACCTGCAGAAAAGATGGCATATCTTAAGCGAGGAAAGCGCGGCTTCTAATGGCATACACCAAAGCAAGCATGCGAGAGCGACTCAAGAACCAGATTATGGCTGGCTCCAAAGGCGGCAAGCCTGGTCAGTGGTCTGCTCGTAAAGCACAGTTGCTAGGTCAGGCTTACAAGAAAGCAGGCGGTGGCTACTCGGGTCCCAAGACTAAGGCTCAGGCTTCTCTGTCCAAGTGGACAAAAGAGAAGTGGGGTACAAAGTCAGGTAAGCCCAGCACACAAGGTGCTAAGGCTACTGGTGAGCGTTACCTTCCCAAGAAGGCTAGAGCGGCTCTATCAGCCTCTGAGTACGCTAAAACCACCGCTGCAAAGCGGGCTGGCATAAAGCAGGGCAAGCAGTTTGTCAAGCAACCAAAATCTATAGCAAAGAAGACGGCAAAGTTCAGATGAAGAAAAAAGATTCTCGCCTAGCAAGGGCTGGGGTAGCAGGCTTTAACA